CCAATGAGGGTGTTATCTCCCAAATAAACAACGTCATGGCTCCTTTGATAACATAGTAAATCTATGTCTGTGACATGATACCTTAAATGGCAAGCGTAATCCGTAATAAGCTAACCACGCGATTAAATCGGGACCCGTAGGCCAAAGGTTAGTAGACCATCTTGTCATAAATTCATGACTACATTATCAAGAGATAGAGTGTCCTCAGGCCGTAGAGTACGACCCGGTTATGGACGAACCATCACTTACTAGGATTCTCTAATCTTATGTATACCATAGCGCATAAAATCGATCTAATAGAGCGATTTCGCGCTGCAAAGCTCTCCAAGCCAGCGTCATATATGTTGTATATGTATATGAAGCGAGTTGAAGAGTCTAGCGGCATACATGAACTAGTCAAAGTTCTTAAGCAGCATTATATTAAGCTTTTGAATTCTGATGACAACCTGCCAGTCCATCCTGGTCCCCTTAAACCGGTTTATTTAATGTTTAAGAATGGATCGCCCAGGTCTCAAGGATTTGCATTATCTATCCTTAAGTCTTATGGGTTGTTTAGGGCTGGAGAACCAACAAAGGCGGATTATCTAAAGAAAAAGAAAGAACTTGAATCTTTAGAAGATCCATATCATCAACTTAAACTATCGACTGATGATATTGTAGATGATATGAATGAGTTTTCTTTATGCTCATGTTATATCACAAACAGTATTACCAGGATTGATACCAAAATTCAAAAAGTATTCCCTACATCAAAAACAGGACATCCTGTTTTTGAGCGAGGCACTCGTAAGCGCATCGTTATGAAGAAGGGGTACTTGCTTACCAATGATGACTTGCTTGAGTCCGCCTACATGTTTCCTCACTTAGTGATAAAACACTATGATTATTTACGTGAGGTTGTAGGTCCAAGCTTACCCTCCAAGAGGCTGTTTATTAATTCAGCCTCTGTGACGAAACATGATATTGTTGGTATTGCCAGTCTTTTAACTAAAGACCGGGGTATGAAGTTAAGGTTGATTGCTTCAGCGAACTTCCTGTTGCAGTTAGCTTTAAGTCCTATTCATATCTTACTAAAGCAGTACCTTAAACAACATACATCTTGTTTCTGTTTCGACCAAGATCAGGGGGTACAACGCGTGGCAGATATGTTAAAAGAAGGTTATGAATTGACTTCTTTTGACCTATCTTCTGCATCCGATAATATTCCATTAAGTCTACAATCTTTGGTGTTTATGAGAGCTATTGATGCTCACCCAAAGAAGGAGTTGCTCTTAAAGGCATTTAGGTTATTTGTAGATGTCTGCTCTGGTTGGTTCTCAACCCGCTTTCGGCATGTAAAAATCCGTTGGCGCAAGGGAACTCCAATGGGAGTGCAAGGAGCATACTATTTATTCACCTTTTATTTAATATCTCAGTTTAAAGTATTGGGATTAAGAAATGAAGACTTTGTTATAGTTGGTGATGATATTGTTGTTAAATCATCTCAGGCTTTTAGAATAGAAGCGTTTTTTGAAGCAACTACCATAAAAGTTAACTATAGTAAGTCTATACTTAATTCTTCACGCTTTGCTGAGTTTTGTGCCAGAGCCATTTCATCTAATGGTCCTTTGGATGCTTATAAAGCAGCAG